TGCACAGACCGACATCCGCAAGGATGGGTGCTAGTGCGTTGTAGACATCATCGATACCCCGAAAGGCGTATCCCTGCTGTTCATTGCGACGGTCTTTACCGATACCGTCTTTGGCTAACCGAGACATGACCTCGGCAATTGCTTGATACACATGGGGGACAACGTGTCCCATCACCTCTTTGACCATCGTCAACTCCTATGATTTGTAACACCAACCTTTGCGTTGGAGTGCCAATCATATATTGACTTTGATCAAATTACAATAGCAATGCTAATAATGACAAACCCTAACAGCAGATTTAAAAGTCTTCTTGAAGCATCATCATCACGCCAGCAACCTTGCCGATAATGTTCATAGCTTCCAGTGCCTCTTTGGGTAGAGAGACTTCACTTCCTGGCACTAGCCCTGTAACTCGATAGGAAGACTTGTAGGGCGATAAACGCAGTGTTCTGGTATCAGCGCCTACACCCACCAAGAAAACGCCTTTAGCGGGTTTCTTTTGGCTCTTGTCAACAAGAAGGTAATCGGAGTTGCCAACGATGTCTTGCATGCCGCTGGTCACAGCAATCAGATCACAGTTGTCCCCTGTCTTAAACGCTTTTCTCATAGCGTTCATCAGTGGGGAAGTTGATGTTGTTCTGCTTGCGTGACTTGGGGAGATATCACCGAGTGGAACTTTGAGCAGCGCAGCAAAGCGAGTCGTAGTTTCCATGTTCAAAGGGATACGCCCATTGAGGTACTGACTGATAGCGCTTTGATTGGCAAAGCCAAACATCTGGCTTGCCTTGGCTTGGGTCAGTCCAAGGGTGTGTGCACGCGATTTCCACAGCTGCTGCAGTCGCTGTGTATCAGCCATTTCTTCGGCTGTTAACTCTCTTCTTGATGCCATCAGGGATTCTCCTATGTTGATTCAAACATCAAAGCATTGTTTGGCATTATTAGCTGTGCTAAAGTATTGATAACTCTTCTAAAGCACAATTTAAAAATGTTATACATCAATTGTTACACACCAGTTACGAATCTCGCAAAAATTATAGGGATTAATCTTGTAAATTTTTGTGAAGTTCGATTACAAATCTCGATAGTTGTAAATAGTTATCTAATACATTTGTGTACTAATAATAATTTCTTTAAGAAATTATTAAAGAAAACTATAGCTAACTATTCTTCTATAGTTAACTATCTTACTCTAGAAAACTATAGATATATATTTATAAATATTAGCAAAGCTCATGCCAAGGAGTGCTTGGTATGAAATCTTTTGCAGATTTTGGTATCGTTCTTGATGGCAAAAGCGGCACAGAAGTTAAGGTTCAGTGCCCCAAATGCTCACATCTACGCCAGAAAAAGACCTACCCCTGCCTCAACGTCAACACAGACAAACAAGTCTGGCACTGTTGGCATTGCGGTTGGTCTGGCGGTCTCATCCAAGGTGAGTACAACGCACCAACCATCGCCCACAAGAAGCTGTTCGTCAGGCCCGAGCACCGCCCATCTGCTCTGACAGACAAATCCTTGCAGTTCTTTGATGATCGAAAGATCACAGTGGATGTCATTGCTCGCAACAGGATTGCTGTCGAGCGTGTGTGGATGCCGCAGATCGAGGATGAGGCTAATTGCGTAGCATTTCCCTACATTCGTGGCGGTGAGGTTGTCAACGTCAAGTACAGGGATGGCGGTAAGAACTTTCGCCAAGTCGCAGGGGCTGAGAAGATCCTGTACAAGTACGACGATATCGATGACGAATGCACGATCATCACAGAGGGGGAGATGGATGCGCTGTCGCTCGAGGTAGCAGGATTCAAGAACGCCATCTCCGTACCCGATGGCGCACCCTCCCCCACAGCCAAGTCATTCGACACCAAGTTTGATTTCCTCAATGACGAGCGCCTTGATGCAGTCAAGAAGTTCATCATCGCAGTAGATGCAGACGAGCCGGGCAAGCGCCTCGAAGAAGAGTTATCCCGCAGACTTGGGCGTGAGAGGTGTGCAAAGGTTACTTGGGTAGCCAACTGCAAGGATGCCAATGAGGTACTCATCAAACATGGCGTGGAAATATTGCGTGAGTGCATCAACTCAGCGCAGATCTACCCTGTCGAGGGTGTGTTCTCAGTACTGGACATCGAAGATGAACTTCAGTCTTTGCTTGACAACGGGCTACCCCAAGGCGAGCCCACTGGATGGGAAGGCGTAGACAAGTTATACACCCCCGCTCCGGGTCAATGGACACTGGTCACTGGCATCCCATCAATGGGTAAGTCTGAGTGGTTGGACGCTTTGGCAATCAACATTGCAGAGCAAGCCGGATGGGTCTTTGGTGTCTGCTCTCCAGAGAATCAGCCTATCACTTGGCACTCTGCCAAGTTACTTGAGAAGCGCATGAGCAAGCGAATCAAACCCGGCGCTGTAACCGACAAAGAATTCTCAGAAGCCAAGCAGTGGTTGCACGAACACTTTCACTTCATCCTGCCAGAGACACCCACCCTTGACTCAGTCTTGGATAAAGCCAAGGTACTGGTACGCCGACACGGATTGAAGGGGTTGATCATTGATCCATACAACGAGCTTGATCACACAAGACGCAAAGAAGGAATTAACGAGACAGAGTATGTCTCCTCATTCCTTACTCAGCTTCGCACCTTTGCCCGTCAGCAGTCAGTCCACATCTGGTTGGTTGCCCACCCTGCCAAGCTGTTCAAAGACAAAGATGGAACCTACCCAGTACCAGATGGCTACTCGGTATCAGGGTCAGCCCACTTCTACAACAAGGCAGACAACATCGTGGCAGTACACCGTGATGTGAGCAACCCAAACGCATCGACTGAGGTACATGTACAGAAGATTCGTTCACGTTGGTTAGGCAATAGAGGTGTAGCCAATCTGAAATGGAGATCAGATTGTGGGCGCTTTAGAGATATGGCGGACTCATTCACGGCAGGGAGTTGGACGCATGACCACGATTAGAAGCGACAAGTTACTCAAGCTTGCCAAGGGGCAGCGCTGTGTCATGTGCTTTGCAGATGATGGCACTGTTGTGGCAGCGCATAGCAATTTGCAAGAGCATGACAAAGGCATGGGGCACAAGGCTCATGACTGTATGACAGCGTGGCTGTGCTACTCCTGTCATACCAAGTATGACACTGGTACACGCATGAACAAAGAAGAAAAGCGTGACTACATCTTGACTGCTATCTGCCGCACACAGATAGAGATGTGGAAGCAGGGATTGCTGGGGTTGAAATGAAAGTTATTTTCACAGCACCAGAGATGCACACGATCTTGCATTACGCATCATTGATCTATGAGACCAAGAAACTAAATCAACTGCGAAACAAAAAGTACACCACAGACATTGATGACTATGCACTTCATCTGATTGGGTTGATGGGTGAGTCAGGCTTGTGCAAAGTATTAGGTATTCCATTTCATGTTGACTTGCTTTTCTATGGTGACGATGGCTCAGACATCAGGCATTCAGACAAAAGGATTCAAGTCAAGACGCTATCAAAAGATTACGGCAGCAACAACAGACTGTACGTTGATGACATTGATGATGTCAGGGCTGACATTCTTGTTGGTGCAGCAGTGACTGGACCTGCAAGTGTCAGGTTAACTGGCGCTATCTCTAAAGATAAGTTTCGCCGGATCAAAACAGTAGAGGACTTTGGTTACGGACCACGCCACAGTGTGCTGCAACAGCACCTTGGTTCTATTGAAGATTTGTTAACAGTTTTACAAGGAGCTACACATGCATGACATTGAAAAATTACTGTACGAATACCGGATGAAGGGAGCTCCCTACAGTCAAGCTAAGTCTCATCGCGTGTACTTAGAAGAATACAAAAAGAGTTTGTTAAGTCTGCTTCTGAAAGATGCAGAGCGCAAGGGATTCACTAGCGTGTCTGCGCAGGAGCGTGAGTCTTACTCACGACCGGAGTACATCAAACATCTGGAAGTATTAAGGGATGCAGTGGAGGCTGAAGAACTCCAGCGCTTTGAAATCAAACGAATTGAATTGGAGATTGAAGTATGGAGAACCCATCAAGCGAACGAGCGGATGGAAAGAAAAGCATACGGGGCTTAACTTGCGAAGGATGCAGACATTACTATGAACGATACGACCAACTTAAAATTGTCCGCCGCTGTGAGCTCTACCGAGCGGCTCCTATCGAGCGGTGCTACGACTACCGCCCACCTCGCCGCACCACGGAAGATTGAATTTGTTATTCCGGGGAAAGTAATTGGTAAAGGTAGACCCCACTTTGTAAAGAAGACAGGGGTTGCAATTACCCCACAGCTAACACGCTCATACGAGTCATTGATAAGGGATGTAGTGTTACCCCTCATGGCTGGGCAAAAGCCTTGGGAAGGCTGCGTTAGAGCCCGTATCGTGGCTTACTACAAGATTCCAAAGTCATGGTCCAAGAAAGATAAAGATCTTGCTATTCACCAGCAGATCCCACCAAAGAAACCGGACGTTGATAACGTTGTCAAGATTGTCTTGGACTCACTCAATCGTTGGCTTTACCTTGACGATACACAGGTATGCGACTGTCACATTGTGAAGCTCTGGTCTGAGGAAGATAGTTTGTATGTTTGCATGGAGGAAATGTAATGTTCTCCTCACCAGAAGCAGCACTCCGATTTGCATTCCGTATGCGAAACAAACCAATCATCTCTACACCATCAGGTGTATTCATGTCGAAAGATAAGATGAAAGTTCGTAATGAAAACAGTTTATCTGCATACGACTTTCATGCACAGGCTGGAATGATCTTTGGCAAGATAGATAGGATGCCAATGGATCAACAGTTATGGATCTACTTAACTTACGGCGACAAGAATGAGCGGAAGGTATGCGCTCAACAACTAGCTGAACAACTAGTGCGTAACCCTGATGCTGTAAAGAACAACTTGACAAAGCAGGATGTGCAAAAGATCTTGACTGCAGCCAGTGTGCGTAAATGTGCAGCCGAGGTTGGGTTAACTAACTACAAGGCATTTAAGTTAAGGTCATCGTTTGCTCACTCGATGGAGAGGCAGATGCTTCGTGCGCTTGATGATTTGTGGGAATGGCTAGAGTCAGGGAGGGTAAAGGCATGACGATAAGAGATCAGTTGGCTGATGAGAATCCAGAGATCTTGCTACTAGATGAAGAGAAGTTTGACGAAGCAATTGTTGGGCTTGTCTACAAAAACACTGGACTGGTTGCCGTCTACGATAGCTACAAGATTATTGAAATCTTAAACAAAGAGATGAGTTATCAAGAGGCGGCAGAGTATTACGAGTACAACATTGAAGGCGCATACATGGGGGATAAGACTCCAGTCTACATGACCATGCTCAAAGATATTTTGTAATTGGCGCGTGTAAATAATGAGTCGCCCGTTCAGGAATTTTTAATACAGGAGATAGCCCGAAGGCTATCCCTGTATATTCATGATTTAAGAATGGGTATACCCATCTGGCTCGATGCCAAGCCACATGTTGCACCAGTGAACCATGATACAGCCTGATCCCATCGCCACGCCGCGACGGAACTGGAGGTATGTCTTCTCACTCCCACGTAACCAGACCCGCTTAAGAGCCTGTTGCTGTGCCTTAGTAAGTTTCATCGCTGTACTCCCAGAACTTGACAGTTGGATCTAGCTTGCGCAGATCAGCAGCAGCAGCAGTCAGGTACTTGTACCTTGCATTGATCTCCCGAACTGGCAACTCGCCATCACAAGTAAGATTCTCTGGGCTTAACTGGCTATCAATTGAATCGGCAACACGCTGTCTACCCTCTGCTGTTTCAATTTCGTACAAGGCTGGACCTGTTTTCTTCCAGATACCCTGTGTAGTTTTGATCCATGAGTTCTCTCTCTCTAAAAATTTCTGTAAGTTTTTCATGTTGTTTCCTTTTGAAAATGTATTCTTGCTGATTCCCATAAGCTTCTTGCATCAGCAAGGCTTCCGTAATATTCCATATCTTTAAAGTCATTGTCATCTTCAAGAAGTACGAATTGTTTAAGTACATCAGAAGGGACGTTACCTACGCAGCTCTGAAAAGCTGTCATAAATACACGCTGATCTTCGGTAAAGTTATCATCTGTTAATTCAACGTTTGTTACTTCGAATCCCTCATGTCGATGATTAGTATTTTCTTCCATCCTTGCTCGAAAAGCTTTTTCATATGCATCGCTTTCGTTGTCTGCTTCAACTTCTACGTTGCAGTAAGTCATATATCTAACTGATGCTTTGTATTTCATGCTGTTATTCCTCCATCTCAGCTCTTAATTCTGCAATCCACCTGCTTATTTGTTTTTCTGTTTTGTATCCAAGTATGGCGTTGGCTAGTTCATGTACTGGATAATCTAGTAGATCGTCATACAACATATTAAGTGCCTCCTCGCCGTACTTTTTTTTAATATCTTCGGGTGTCATCTCCATTTCTCCTCTTGATATTTAGCAAAAATAATCTTGCCGTTGTAGTAGTGCGGTGTTATCCAGTCTCCACCATCTGCTATGTCTTCGATGTCATCTTCCTCGAAGAAACCTGCCTTACTCACCGAGCGGACCAACGCCTCGTCATCGGTGAAAAAGATATCACCAAAAATCACAAACAATTTCATTTTGGTTTTTCCTTAATGTATTGAGCTACCGAACCAAGCTCTGTCACCAACATCCATGTACTGAAAGAACAGATCAGAGAATTCGTTTTCGATCTTTCTCTTGTTAGCTTTGTCAGCCTTATACCAAGCGCTAGCTAAAGCAGAAGCAAAGCCACCACCAAGCTTCACCATGTCTGATGCAGCATTGTGTAAAGCATTCCACTTATGCGCTTGGACCATGTCTTCCCACTCAATTGTTTCTTCAATCATCTTGCTCCTCCTCAATTTCAGCTACCTCTATGCTTAATATTCTGACGCCTTCAAACTGTTCAACAAATTCGTATTCAATACCATTGTCATCAAGAAAGTTATACAGTTCATCAGGTGTTCTCGTGTCTGCAAGACTGTTCTTATGTTTCAATAATTCAGATGCATACACATAACCCTGCATCCATATCTGTTTGTCATCATCACTAAGTGGTGAGTTCCCGCTGTACCTAAGTTCTTCCCATTCATAAAAAGCGGTTGATGCTTCAATTAATTGTTCATACATTACCAATCTCCTTGATATATTGTTCAGCTTCGAGTTCAGTTTCGAACCACAGAAAGTTACCCTCTGCATCTATATATTCACCGGCAACATTCTTAAAGTAAATTGCAAACCCATCGCCAACACCCTCAACTTCTAATTCTTCGGGGGTATGTAACCCTCCATCCTTGTAGATCTCATGAACCATTTGAAATACTTTAGTGTCATCCATCTTTAGGATTGTTGGTATCTCATGCACTGAGTTATCTTCAAGAAGTTTGCTGATCTTCTTCTGCAATTTCAGATATGCTTTGTATTCTTTTTCTGCTGCTTGATACACGACATGATTTGTTGTTGACTCTTTGTACTTATCGCCTTGCTTTAAAGTCCAAGTCGCAAAGTCAAACCAATACACGCCTGTCTTTGGAGCAAACTTAACCTGTGCATTACTCATTTCAATTCTCCAATCATTAATAACTCTGATCTTGTTTCCCAAGGCATAGCAAGTGGCAAATCAAATTCATTTGCATGTTCCATGAAATGACGAGCAGCTTTGCGAGAGGTAAATGTTTTAATAACAGAACCCCTGAAGTAAACTTTGTACTTCCAACGTTTACGTTTCATATATCCCCCTTTGCGGGGAGCCGAAGCTCCCCTTTGGTTTAGTGAATAGCCTTGTCCATTAACTTGCCGCCCAACTTCTCCATGTCGAGGCGGTCATCTGTATGCTTGATGTTGCGAGCAACAGCAGTCACGCCTTGGACAAAGTCCCAGACTGAGCGAGGCTTGGTGTCTTCCTCTTGAATCACTGTGTCAATGATTCGCTTGGCTTGCTTGGCATTGAAGCCTTGTTTGCCCAGCCATTGGAAGCGTTCATCGTCATTGGTTGCAACGATGGTTGACTTGGCTTGGTTGATACTGGTGATTACGCCAAGGGTAGATTGATTGGAGTACTCAATCAATGCAGGTCCAACCTCCGAAGCAAAACGCTGTGGTGCATTCTTGCTGTGACGAATAGTCATGCTCTGCTTGTCTTGCTGACCCCAGATGTTGCGGTTTGCACATACGCCACGCAACATGAACGTACTGATGCCAAGCGTCTTGCTACCTACCTCAGAGTTCCAGACATAGAATCCACGGAACATCAAGTCAGGCTCACCATTCTTGAGTTTGCCAATCTCGATGGGGTGTGTGTCATCCACCAAGAACATGAAGACATCACGGTCTGAGGCATACAGTGTGGTTGTATCTTTGGTTGGGTTAACGAACGGGTTGTACATGCTGGTGTTCCAGTCGATGACGCCCGGTACTTTCCAGCGGGTATCCCCTACCCCATTGCCAGCGATACGCTGAACAGCTTCGACTAACTCATAGTCATGGACACGACCATACTCAGTGCCAGTGGCAGCAAGTAATTGGTTCTCGTTGTAGTAAAGCTTGGCGTTCTCACTGCGCAGGTTCTGCAACCCATACTGCAAGTTGATACCGGCTACAGTAGCGGGAAGCTTACGCAAGTAACCAGCTGGCGCTCCGGCTAGGCTAGACAGCTGACCGAAAGCCCAGTGTGTAGGCTCCACCTCCATACCGTGGTACTCAAGGCTGAGTTTCTCTGGATCATTCATGCTGGCATGAACACGGATGTGATCTACATCCACAATGGTTTGCACTGCGGCATCTGAGCGAGCCTTGACATGTGCTGCCAAGTCATCGAGGTTAAGGAATCGCTGATCATCTGGGCGGTTGAACCACTGTGATGAGACACGACCATCGCGGGAACCTTGGCTAACGTCTACCTTATAGGCGGACGTTACCGCAGCTTGTTCAAGTTGGGTAACGGCGTTCATATTTATTCCTTTATTAATTAACTTCTACTGTGAAACTTAAAGACCTAACTGCGTCTGTGATGGTGTCATCGATGTCGTAATCTTTGATGTCAAAGTTGTTACTCATCCATTCATTAATAGAATCATTGAGGCTGTCTTGTGTAACTATTTCGCTGCTCTCGATGTATGATTCGATGTATCTATCAATGTTGTTCTCATTGATGTAATCGTTGCGATCTAAGTAATCTGAAATTTCCGCATCTGATTTACTGTCATATTTATCAGCAGTTAACACTTGATGATGCTCAAGCTGGTTCTTGAACTCGTTAGACAGCCAGTCCCTGATGTTGGTTTCCACCTTGTCTTGAATGTGCGAGGCTATGGCTGCGATCAAACCTTTGTAATGGTTGTTGACCAAAGTCTCTAATGCTTCTGATTGCATTGTTGTTCCTTACAATGAATGTTGACGTTGACTTGATTGCTGGACCTTTTGCTTTGAGTCCGACGATGTGACCCTTTGGGTCAAGGAATCTGAGATCATCCTCATCGCCATCAATGACGGGTAATCCCATATAGCTATCTGGAATCTGATCGAAGACAACAGCTACGTTCATACCGTTAGCAATTGCTTGTGTTACCTGAGATTGATTTGATTCCGATGCGCTAAAGGTAAGGTGATAGTTAGACGGAATGTTTTTCCTGCCAGCTACCTTTGTGTAGTCATAGAACTGCACGTTAGGGAACCGTGCCATGATGTTTTTAAATGCACCGCTCTTGATTGATTCCCACGGGATATCTGATGTGCCGTTAAGTCTGATGGCAACTACAAGGTCATGCGCATTGGCGTACCTGATAGCTGACGTAATATCCTTAACTAACTGAGCCATGAATGTGAGTCGTGATTCAAAGAACCACTTAGTCTTCCTGATGCGAGCTTGTTGTGTGCGGTCAAACTTACCGCGACCAGCCTTGTTGAGACAGTAGATGGTGCATTGTTCTGAGCGACCACCGCATGTCTCGTACCCTGATAGTTTTGCTGGCGCAAGGTGCAGAATGTTTGTTGAGAACCCTCTGCGTTTACCTTTGATAATCTTTGTGTTAGCCCGAGTTAAAAGTTTCATTCGTTTCGTAAAGCAATAAGATCAAATAAATCAACAGAGATATCCATAGGGATAAGCTCATGTGAGTCCATTGATGTCAGGCTATGCATGATGTCTAGTAATCTGTATGGGTCTGCATCAGCTAAGTTAATCTCTGAGCGAACATGTTCCTGCCATCTATCCACGTAACCTCCTTAAGTAAATGAGAGAACGATCTGCCCCTCATCGAGGGGGCAGAGAGAGAACTTCTAAGCAAACTCTCTAAGAGTTGCTTCTACTGATAGCGCCATGTCGTTACCTGATATGTCTTTGATCCAGCCAAAGCCATGCCATTTGCCATGTGCATACTCAAGATCAATGGCGTTTTCACCCCACATGATCTCGATCTTTTCATGCCCAGACTTGGCTGCATGCATGACCATCTTGTAAACCTGTGATGCACTGGGTTTACGTCCACGAAATTCATAGCTGTACATCTTCACTCCTGTGGTTTGCTATGTAGATACGAAGCCTTTTGATCTGAGCTTCTCGGTAAGACAACATTCCTGCAACGTATTCACGGGTGTTATTGAGAGACAGATGCTGCTTCTCAGCCTCATCTAATTCTTTACATGCAAGTTCAATAGCTGATGGTGTGCGGAAGATGTCTTTGAACCAAGTGAATAGATCTAACATGATTAAGCTGCTGCTTGAACAGTCTGCTTGTTTAATACTTCAGCCAACCGAAACAAGGTGATCTTTGAGAAGCCACCGACATGCCACTCACGTATGTCTTGTACATCCATACCTTGTGTACCCATGTAGTTCCTGCCGTTCTTCCAGTTATAGATAGAAGCTACGCTGCCATCTGCAAATGAGATGTGCCACTCGGCATCTACCTTGTAGTCATCGAAGCCGTATCGCATTGGCGGACCGAATGCATCAACAAGTTCTTCGTAATCTGCGGTGATATAACCTTGGAGATGAGACATGTTGGTGTCTACTTCTGTCTCGTTATGTGTTTGGTATTTCATATTGATCCTTAAGTTAAGCGCCGGTCTCTCCCGGCTGTCACGACTAGGCACATTCCCGTTGCCGTTTCAGTTGGTTTCATTTCACGCATGTGCCAGACTTATTCACCTGATGCATTAATCCTGTAGCCACGGTTCATCCATGTTTCCAACTTGATGTTGCGGAACCAATCAGCAACGGTTGGTATGCGACCACCACAGTCTTCTTTGACATGCTGCTCACCGATGTATCTGACTGGTACTTCTTTGCCATCTGAATTGACAATCACACGACCGAAGATTCGTTCGCATTCAAAGATTCCCTGAGAGTGATGGCGTAATGCACGATGTCTTGCATCAGCAAACTGTTCTTTGGTTGCGTCAAACCAATCATGAATAGCGGCGTAGTCTTCAGGTTTGCCGCCGTACTGTTTGACAGTAGTCATTGAGTGATGGTGTGGGTGCATCATTCAACCTCTTCTAAGTTCTCGTCAAATCCCAAAGAACTTGTAAAAGTTTCTGTGTATCTTGTACTAACTTCTAAGTTAATCTCGATTGGATCTAGGTTGATTCGAAGTTCCCCGTATCCGCCATCGTTGTTGTACCAATCGATGCCAGCATCTTCCAAGGCTTCGTAACAGAAGTTTTCTAAGGCGCTGTGTATATCAATCTTTTTAACTTCGTTTTTTTCAACCCAACTTCCATCTATCCAAGTTGAATCAATTTCAACCCATTCAACAAAAGCGTCCGGCTTGTCCATTGATCCATAGCTAACCTCTTCGATTTGCCCGGAGTCTCCGCTTCCATCAAAGGTAACAACAACTTCTTTGATTCCACACTCTTTTAGCTTTTGAATAAGCAAACGAGCATATGGTTTTTGTGCATCTTTCAACATAATTACTCCCACCCTTCTTTATTAATAGACCGCGCCGGACAGACCGACCGTGAACTCTGAGTACCACTTGAGATCACGCTCTAGTTCTTCGAGCGTTACCGTGGGTTCACATGAATCACCTGATGGCGTATTACCTAGTACTAACCCGAATCCACATAAGGGTTGTGGATAACCGTGATGTTCAAAGAACATCCTGTTTGCTCTGAACAAACCCTCGTCATCAACGTAAAAGGTATCTTGTTTGTTGTTGAAGGTTGC